AACCGATAGATAGATCTCAGGTGCAATTGGCAGGGGACATCAAGGTGTCAATAGACTTAGGATAAGGGGGTGGGGGGTCAAAACTCTCGGGTACTAAGTTATGTTACGTCCCTCACTCACATGATTACTAAAAAAAGCTTGAAAAAATATTTGGATTAAAAAGGGTTTTGTAAATGAGTAGATTTGGTGATAAGGTTCCAGAGACGTTTGATAACAGTGCTGATAATTCTACAGCTAAGAAGGCGTTAAAGAGTAGTGGATATACAAAGGAGACTGAGTGATGTGTGGTGCTATGAGTAAGCTAAGTAAGGATATAGTTAAGGTGACAAAGAAGGAAGATAAGCCTGAGTCTAGTGAGTTACCTTCTTTATCAGTAGATAGTAAAATAAAGCGTGTGTCTTCTGGTGATGCAGCAAAAGATGTTAAGAAGCCTAGGGGTCAAGCGGCTAGGTCACTCTTAATGCCTACATAGAATAAGGAGATTAAATGATGTGTGGTGGTAGTAAGACTACTTCTGTATCAGCAATGACTGAAAAGTTTTATCAGGCTGGCAAGAAAGACTATGGTGACTTACCTTCCCTAGCAGTGGGTGATAAGGTTAAGCGCACTGAGGATGGTATGGCTGACATACCTAAGAAGAAAAAGAAGGACGTTAACAAGTCGGTTGCTAATACAGCTAGATCATTGTTAATGCCGTATGCAAAATGAGTAAGACTCCAGCATGGACACGTAAAGCAGGGAAGAATCCCAAGGGTGGTCTTAATGAAGAAGGTCGAAGAAGCTATAAGGGTGGCACGCTTAAACGTCCTGTTAAGTCTGGAGATAACCCAAGGAGAGCTTCTTTCTTAGCACGAATGGGTGGTATGAAGGGGCCAGAGCGTGACTCTAAGGGTAAACCAACTAGACTTCTTCTTAGCCTAAAGGCATGGGGAGCATCGTCAAAAGCTGACGCTAAGTCAAAAGCAGCAGCCATTAGTAAAAGGAATAAAAAGAATGCCTGATAGAAAACGCGAAGGCCAAAATTTTAAGGCTCGTACATTATTAAAAAAAATACAAAAAGAATTAAAGAATACAAAAGGCTATGAAAGTAGATCAATGTTTACAGGTGATTTTACTACAATAAAAGGTAAAAGAGTTGAAAGGCTTGTGTCTACAAGAAAAGTTGCCAGTGTTATTGCTGCTGGGTTTGATGCTGCTAAAAGAAAAATTAAAGGCGAAGAAAGCCGTAAGTCTTTATTGCTTAAAGAAAAGAAAATAAAGCATATGATTGGTGACTTAAAAGCTATTGATAGCAAGGTTTATATTACTGACAAGGGCGAAAAAGATAGCAAAGGCAAAACTGTTAAAGGAAGAATGTTTGACACAAGAACAAATGCTTCTCCGCAAACAGTTAAAAATTCTAGACGTAGTGAGCGCGAAAGGATGAAGTAATGGCTAATGGATTATATGCAAACATGAATGCACGTAAGAAAAAGGGAACAAGTAGATCTAAGAAAAACTCTACTATCAGCGACAAGGCTTACAAAAATATGAAAGCTGGCTTCCCTAAGAAGAAAACTTTATTGAAAAAGGATAAATAATGGCTTGGACATTTAAAAATGGTGACCCATATGTGGGTGACACACACGAATTAGCTGGCAATACTTACTCTGGAAAGACGCGTACTCGCGATTCTAAGCCTCTGCTAGAGGTAAAAGAGGCAGCAAAGCCTAAGAAAGAACGAAAAACTAGAGCGACACCCTTTAAAAAGGAAAAGTAACCTTGAGTTTTCTAAATACATTGCAGCCTAAAGAGCGCGATACACTACGTAGGGTGGTGCGCATAGTACATATGAAGCATCATCCTAAAGATTTTCAGACAGATCACGAAGCTGACAAGATTATTGAGGCTATTGGGCCCGAAATTGCAGCAAGAATGATTAAAGTTGGCATAGATAATAAGATTTTAGATAAGTGATAGATTTTAAATACAGGCCAGATGGCGAAGTTGTTAAGGCGTTTATGAAAGACGATACATTCTTCCGTGGCATTCGTGGGCCTGTTGGTTCTGGCAAGTCAGTGTCTTGTTGCGTAGAAATTTTTAGACGCGCATTAGCGCAGAAGCCTAATAAACAAGGGATACGCCGCAGCAGATGGGCAATAATCCGTAATACAAACCCACAGTTAAAGACCACAACCATAAAAACTTGGCTTGATTGGTTCCCAGAGGAACAATGGGGCAAGTTTACTTGGTCAGTTCCCTATACACATATGATTAAAAAAGGCGATCTGGAGCTTGAAGTCCTCTTCTTAGCACTTGATAGGCCAGAAGATGTTAAGAAATTGCTATCTTTAGAGCTTACAGGCGTATGGGTTAACGAAGCTAGAGAAATTCCTAAGTCAATTATTGATGCATGTACCATGCGTGTAGGTCGTTTCCCTTCTATGCGCGATGGTGGAGCTAGTTGGACAGGCGTTATCTGTGATACCAACGCTCCAGAAGAGGATCATTGGTGGCCTATCATGTCTGGCGAAGTGCCAGTGCCTGATCATATCCCCAGAGAACAAGCAAAAATGCTAGTAAAACCTGACAACTGGTCGTTTTATACCCAACCTAGTGGTATGATCGAGAAGTTTGACGAAGATGGCGAGATAGATGACTACGTTCCTAACGATGTAGCAGAGAACAGGGAGTATATGCGTCAGGATTACTACCCTAATTTGATACGCGGTAAGACAAAAAGCTGGATTGACGTATACGTTATGAACAAATTAGGCTCTATCCAAGAGGGTAAACCTATCTATCAGATGTTTGCTAGCGATATGCACGTAGCAAAAGAAGAAATACCTATCGCTGCTGGGCTTCCCTTATACATTGGTATAGATTTTGGGCTTACACCTGCTGCTACAATGGGGCAAAAGGTACGTGGTAGGTGGCTAATACAGCAAGAAATCGTTGCATTTGACATGGGTATCGTTAGATTTGCAGAGGTTTTACGCCAAGAGATAGCTACTAGGTTCTCAACTTGTTCGGAGGTATTTATATATGGCGACCCTGCTGGTGATTTCCGCGCTCAGACTGATGAATCAACGCCCTTTCACATACTGCGTGGTGCTGGTTTGCGTGCTTTCCCTGCTCCGTCTAATTCTGTTGATCTAAGATTAGAGAGTGTTGCGTCCCAATTACAGAAAATGACAGAAGGAAAGCCAGCATTTCTTATAGATCCGCGCTGTCAGCAGCTAATAAAAGGCTTTGAAGGTGGGTATCAGTACAGACGTATGGAGGTTTCTGGCGAAAGATACGCAGATAAGCCTGATAAAAATATGTTTTCGCACGTACATGATGCGCTACAGTACCAAATGTTAGGTGCTGGAGAGGGTAGAGCCTTAATAAACAACCAGAAACCAGCCTCTGCAACAGTGGCAAAGGGCAGTTTTAATGTATTTGACAACCGAAAGAAGCCACAGCGTAGACAAGGATTGTGGTCAAGACTCTAAATTGTGCATTGAAAACTTTTCTTTTCTATGCCAACCAATGTAAAACAACCAAGGAGAATAATATGTGTGGTGGCGGTAGCAGAAGAAGCCAAGCTGATATAGATCGCGAGGCGAAAGAAGCAGCGGATGCTCGTATAGCAGCAGAAGATGCGAAACGTAAAGAAGCTGAAGCAAAAGCAGAAAAGAAACGCGAAGACATTGGTGAAGCAGTAGAGTCACGCGCTGAAAGTAAAGCTATGCGTGGCGGTACAGGTCGCCGTTCTTTATTTAGAGCAGGTGGCGGTGGATTCTTAGATCGGTTTAGTTAATGGAAAAAGTTGCCAAGCAGTACATACAAAAGTATGAGAAAGCCAAGTCCTTTCGCGAGAACTGGGTTCCGTTGTTCGAGGAGTGCTATGAGTATGCACTACCTCAACGTGAGAGTTTTTACGCTGAAACTGCTGGGCAAAGACGCGATGATCGCATATTTGACGAGACTGCGGTGGTGGGTGTTCAAGAGTTTGCTAGTCGCCTCCAGTCTGGGCTTGTACCTAATTTTGCTAGGTGGGCTGATCTCATGGCTGGTAGTGAGGTTCCTCCAAATCAGCGTGAATCTGTTGATAACGAGCTTGACGAGGTAACAGAATACGTTTTTGAGATACTACAAAACTCTAATTTTAGCCAAGAAGTACACGAATCCTTCATGGATTTAGCTGTTGGTACTGGGGTTTTGTGCGTAGAAGAGGGCGATGCTCTTAATCCTGTTAACTTTTCTGCGATACCATTGCCTCATGTGGTGCTAGATACTGGCCCTGATGATAGAATTGATCATGTTTTCCGTGAGCGTAAGGGTGTAAAGTACGATCACTTAGAAATGATGTACCCAAATGGTACATTAGACCCTAAAGTTATGAATTATATGGGGTCAGATAAGACAACAACTGTACTAGAAGTTGTGTGCCGTGACTACTCTGCAAAGAATCAGGAAGCATATCTAAGTTATGCGTTCTGTATGACTACGAATACTGTGTTAAACTACAAACAAATGGTAGGTAATGGATCAAATCCATTTATTTGCTTCCGTTGGTCTAAATGCGCAGGTGAAGTATACGGACGTGGCCCATTAATTAACGCATTATCTGCTATAAAAACTACAAATCTTACCATTGAAATGATACTTGAGAATGCACAGATGGCTATCTCTGGTGTATACCAAATGGAAGATGATGGCGTAATAAACCCAGATACAATACAGTTAGTCCCAGGATCTATCATACCAAAAGCTATGGGTTCCAGCGGATTACAGCCTATAAACTCAGCAGGTAGCTTTGATGTAGCCCAGTTAGTGCTAGGTGATATGCGTCAAAACATTAAACGTGCGCTATATAACGATATGTTGGGCAATCCAGACAAGACACCAGCGTCAGCAACAGAAGTAGCAGAGCGCATGGCAGACCTTTCTAGGCGTATGGGTGCTGCTTTTGGTAGGTTACAAGCTGAATTAGTACAACCTGTACTACAGCGCGTTATTTACATCCTTAAAAAGCAAGGACGCATAGATGTACCAACAGTAAATGGACGTGAAGTTAAGATACGTTCTGTATCTCCGCTAGCTCAAGCGCAATCTAACCAAGATATTTCTAGTGTTGGTAGGTTCTTAGAGATGGTTGCTGGTACATTTGGGCCAGAGATGTTGCAGCTACTAATTGATGGTGAGCAAACAGCTATACATCTAGCTAAAAAGTTTGGTGTACCTGAAAGCTTGATTCGAGATGAAGAACAGCGTAAACAAATAGCTGCATTAGCGCAACAAATGGCGCAACAACAAGCGCAACAACAACAGGGTGAGATGGTTGAGCAACAAGGTTAATATTGGAGTCGATGGTTATCAGCGAGCAGTAAGTCAAGATCTGCAGATAAGCCAGAATATTGCTGAAATATTTACTACCCCTGCTGGTGAGGCTGTCTTAAAGTATTTGCGCTCCATTACTATTGAAATGGTACATGGGCCTAATGTGACTACAGAAGAACTGCGGCATCACGAAGGTCAACGATACGTTGTTGGCCTAGTTGAACGCCGCATATCACATGCACATAGGAGTAAAAACAAATGAATGACATCCCAACAGAGTCAGAACAATCAACACATGGGGAAACTGCGGAGCGTGACTTTGTAGTTGCTGAAGATACAGCACCAGCTAGACCAGAATGGTTGCCTGAGAAGTACAATAGTGGCGAAGATTTAGCCAAAGCGTATAAAGAACTAGAGTCTAAGCTAGGCACAAAGGAAGAAGATCTGCGTGCTAAGTTCCAAGAAGAGTATGATTCTACAAAAAATGCTGATCGACCTGCATCTGCTGGCGAATATGCACTACCAGACTTTGTTAATGACGAAGAAGCTGTAGACAATGAGCTACTCAAATGGTGGGCTGAACAATCATTTGACAATGGATTTGGACAAGATAAGTTCGAAAAAGGTATTGAGATGTATCTTCAGACGATGGATGGTTCTGCTCCTGACCTCGATGCTGAAGCTGCAAAACTGGGGGAAAACTCTGATCAGCGGATTGAAGCGGCATCGATGTTCGCTACTAAGTTTTTCCCCAAAGAAACTATGCCAGCAATAGAGCGTTTATTTGAAACGCATGAGGGTATTATAGCTATGGAGGCTATACAAGAAGCTATGAAAGATGGTTCCTTTACTGGAGATGCAACACCTGCGGCTGGAATAAGTGAAGACAGTCTAAAGGAAATGATGCAAGACCCGAGGTATTGGAGTAAGAATGACCCTGCATTTGTTCGGCAAGTAGAGGCTGGCTTTAAGAAGCTTTATGGAAGCTAAGATAATAAAGCGTGGTAACTTTTACCTAACACCTTTTACTAAAGATCATGTTGAAGAGGTTATTGCTAACCTAGCACCAGAAAATGTCAGGGAGATAAATCTCCTTGGCTATCATAATGTCAGAGAATGCATTGAAGAGATGATGAAATACTCTGATTGTTACTTAGTACGCAAAGAAGGTGAAGTATTTACTGCTATATCTGGCCTTTGGTACGAAGATGGTAGAGAAACACCGCAGTTTTTTGCAATGTTTTCTAAGAATATTAAGAAAAACTTTACATCTATAGCGCGTGGATCACGTATGTTAGTTACATTTTTTGATAGAACACAGGACGAAATGTGTATGCGTATATTGAGTGATCACCAGTTTATGTTGGACTGGGCAGCATGGCTAGGATTTGAAGCAATAGGTGTAACTGAGTTTAATTCTAATCATTATGTTGATTTTGTGCGTTGCATTTCACCACAAAAAAGTGCTTATAGTGAAACATCACGGCCCGTGATGCACTGAAAGGCCCATTTGGATACCCTTGTCGATGTGAAGGAACGGATACCCGAGTAACCGAAACTTTATATTTAGGAAAGAAAAATGGCTAATACAATCGACCAAGCTTTTATTAAGCAGTTCGAAACTGAAGTCCACATGGCGTATCAACGCATGGGTTCTAAGCTTCGCAACACAGTACGTTCAACAAATGTATCTGCATCAGTGGCAAGATTCCAGAAAATCGGAACAGGCACAGCGTCAACCAAAGCGCGTAACGGAGATGTTACAGCGATGGAACTAGCGCACACTAACGTAGAAGTCACAATGGCTGACTACTACGCAGCGGAATACATTGATAAGTTGGACGAATTAAAGATCAACATCAATGAGCGTCAAGTTGTAGCTCAATCTGCTGCTGCTGCATTAGGCCGCAAAACAGATGAGTTAATTACAGCAGCTATGGATGCTGGTGCAAACTCAACGCAAATCGCTGACACAGCAGGTGCATTAGTTAAAGGTGACCTACTAACATTGTTTGAAACAATGGGTACAGCTGACATTCCAGAAGACGGACAGCGTTATATTGCTATGTCTCCAGCTGGATACACTGACTTGTTCAACATCAACGAGTTCGCATCAAGTGACTATGTTGGGCCACAAAGCCTACCATTTGCTGGTGGTATGACAATGAAAGAGTTCTTAGGATTTAAGATCTTCTCAACGTCTGCTGTAGCTGGTGGTAAGAACTTTGCTTACCATACATCATCAGTTGGTATCGGTATTAACTCTGATGTTCAAACAGAGCTTAACTATGTACCGCAAAAGGTTGCACACCTAGCAACATCAATGATGTCAATGGGTTCAGTAGTAATCGACAACAATGGCGTTTACGAAGTTCTTGACAACAACTAATATTTTAGGGGGCTTCGGCCCCCTTTAACTCCAATATATAGGTTGAAGAAATGCCAGCAAATACACCAATAAAAGTATGTTCACGCGCTTCCGTCCTTATGGGCGGTTCTCCTATTTCATCCTTTGATGAAGGTACAGCCGAGGCTGATGTAGTTGACGCAATGTACGAAGACATAGCAAGAGCAGCGTTAACAAGTACACGCTGGAGATTTGCAACTAACCAACAAGTATTAAATAGATTAGCTGCTGCGCCTACAAGTAGATATGATGCTGCATACCAAATGCCATCAGATCTTCTTATGCTTAGTGCAGTAACAGTTAACGATGATCCAATTATATATGACACATATGGCGATAAGATATACTGCGATACATCAACCAATGAAGTTGTTGTAGCAGATTACATATACCGCGCTACTGAGGCCACATGGCCTTCATACTTTACACTTGCTGTAGAGTTTCAAGTGGCTGCAATGCTGTCAATATCTATAGCTAGGGATGCTTCTTTAGGTAGTATGATGGATCAACAAGCTGAAAGACAGATGATAAAAGCTAGACGACTTGACTCGCAGCAGCAAACAACGCGCAAGTTAATGACATCAAGGTTTATAGCACAAAGGCGTAGCTAATGCAGAAGGTAAGAATCCCACAGAATAGCTTTCAGTACGGAGAAATAAGTGACAATACTGTAATGAGGACTGATAGTCCTATCTATGCTGCGTCTGCACAAAGCCTAGAAAATATGATTGTATTGCCAGAAGGTGCTGTAAAGAAACGACATGGTGCTAAGTTTCATTACAAAAATACACAAACCAATAAGGAGTTGTACTTAGCTCCATTTATATTTGACGATAACGAAGAGTATATAATTGGTATTGGTGAAGCATACATACTGTGCTGGAGAATTACTGCTAATAATAATTTAAGTTTAGTAGCTACGATTACACAAGACACACAAAGCAATGTGCTGCCGTTTGATAAAGACTACATACATCAATACAATACTGCGCAATATGGTGACGTTATGTTTATATGTCACCCATTGTTTGCGCCACGTATGCTTACAAGAACAAGCCTTACAACATTTGAGGTTAGTGTATTTAGTTTCGATACAAGCTATGACAATAAAGATACATATCAACCATACAGTGTGTTTCATAGCACTAACCAAACATTAACAGTAAGTTCATATACTGAAGGTAGCGGTAGAACATTAACCGCTAGCTCCGCTTACTTTGATACAACAGGAAAACATAACAATGTTGTATTGAGATATGGTGGTAATGAAATAAGAATAGATTCAGTAACATCATCAACGATTGCTACTGGTACTGTAATAAGAGAATTATCTACTAGGCTTACAGTCTCTAACCCATTGCGCACTAGAGATGGGTCAAATGTTATTGAGGTTACGCATATAGGTCATGGGTTAACAGGTGGTGCTACTATTGTAGTTGCAGATGCTGTAGCTGTTGGTGGTATTAATGCAAGTAATATCAATGGAACTAAATCAATATTATCAATTATAGACGAAAATACATACAGTATTGTTTCTAGCACTACCGCAAATGCTTCTGAAGATGGTGGTGGTTTTGTTAAAATAAGCTCGAACGCAACGACTACAATATGGGACGAGCAATCTTTCTCTGCATTACGTGGGTATCCAGCTGCTGTTACATTCCATGAAAATAGGCTATGTTTTGCTGGCACAATAGCTGAACCTGATACAATATTTATGAGTCAGCTAGGTGAGTTCTTTAACTACGATGTTGGCGAAGGTGCTGATACTGACGCTATAAACTTGGTTGCGGCTACAGGTGATGTAAATGAAATAAGATATATGAGGTCAAATCGTGACCTACAGATCTTTACGCTATCAGATGAGTTATATGTACCAACATATCTTAACCAAGCTATTACACCTACAAATGCACAGATAAGAAAGCAAACACCATTTGGTACTGAGTTTGTATTACCTACGTCTATTGATGGTGCTACTATATTTGTTGAGCGTGGTGGTAGAGCAGTACGCGAATACATATACTCTGATGCAGAAGATGCTTACATATCTACAGGTGTATCTACAGTTGCAAGTCATACAATAGTTAACCCAGTTGATATAGCAGTAGTGCATTCTGGATTTAAAACTCAAGAATCTTATGCAGCTTTAGTTATGGGCAATGGTGACATGGCATTGTTTAGTTCTAACAGGGCGGAAAAACGTGCAGCTTGGACAAGAGTTACAACGCAAGGCGACTTCTTAGCAACTGCGTCTGTAGGTGATAGGTTATTTTATTATGCAAAAGATATAAATAATAACTATGTATTGTCAGAGTTTGTAGACGACATAGGCTTAGATAACTATTTATACGTTGCGTATGGTAGTGGCACAGTAGATGTAAGTAGTTTGTATTCTAGCGGTACAGTAGATGTTATTGGTTACGATGGTACAGATAAGGTTTACTTAGGCGAGTTTACTGTAAGCGGTGGTAATATTACTATGACAGCGCACAGTAGCTATACACATTTCTATGTAGGTAAAAAGTTTACATCTAAAGTAATTACTAATCCTGTAGATACTGTGGCTGCAAATGGGCCAGTTACAGGCGATGTAAGGGGTATAAGTACAGTTGTACTTAATATGAAAGACTCTACATCTGTTAAAGTAAATAATAGGACTATCAATAATATTACTGGATTTACAGGCAATAAAGAGGTTAGGCTTTTAGGATATGGTAGAAACCCACAAGTTACTATCGAGCAAGTTGATCCCATGCCATTACAAATTAATGGTTTAATATCGGAGTTGATTACATAATGGCTTTTTTTCAATTACTTAGCGCTGGAATATCAGCATATGCCTCAATACAGGCAGGTAAGGCTAAAGAAGATGCAGCTAGAATGGATGCATTTAACACTGAGACTGAACGTGAACAGGGTGAAGTGTTAGCACTGCAACAAGCAGCGCAACGCAGATACGAGTACGATATTGCAACAAAAACAAATGTAGCAATGTTTGCAGCCAGTGGTCGTGACATAGGATCAGATAGATCAGTTGAAGCATTCTTAGAAAAACAAAAAGAAATAGCCGCTGAAGATCTAAGCAGATTATCACAACAAAGAAACATGGAGGCTAGCGCAAGAACTAGAGAGGCTATGGCTCTACGCCGCGCTGGTAAAAATGCTAAACGTGCTTCTTTGCTACAGGCCGCTGGAACTGTGGCGCAAGGTATACACGATTATCAAAAAACTAAAACATAGGAATAAAACATGGCTGTTATAAGACAACAAACACAAGTTTTTAATAAGCCAGTTGGCGTGCGCAGAATAAACACAGGCGAAGCTGAGTTGTGGGAACAAGTAGCCGCACAAGCAAATGAGTTTAGCAATCGTGCTTTTAAAAGTGCAGCTGTAGAAGCAAATAAAATTGGTGCGGAAAAAGCTATGTCATTGTCTTCTAGTGACATTGTTGCGTTAGACCCAAAAACAAATCAACCAAAAGTATATCAACCACCAGAAGAATATGGACAAATTGCAGCAAGTTCATTTCAAGAAATAATTAATGCACGCTTTGAAGAATCTGTTGACAAAGAGTTAGCTGCGCAAGGCGCACACTATGCAAAATTTGCAAGAAATGCAGACCATTATAATGAATTAATTAGTAGTCATGTTGCTAGCATGATTAACGCAGATGGAGAAGATACTTACTTTAGTCGTTATATAAATGAGTCTGGTACAGCTTATGCGTCTAAAACATATACTTCTATGAAAGCAGAAGAAATAGAAAATAGTAGAAAATCTATTTTGTTAAATGATCTTACTGTTGGCTATAATCATATGGCTTCAATTAAAGAAGCTGTAACAAGCGGTACAACTTCACATCTTGATGTGTTAGAAAATTTAGATATAGAAAGAGCGCGTAGCGAAAGATTAAAAAATACTGGCGGTCTTACATTTCCACAATACACACAAAGAATGGAGAAAATAGACAGCTTACAATTGTTATCAGCGCACACATCTTTAGCACAACAATACGCAGAGTTTGATAGCGTGCAACAAAAAGAATTTCTTAGCTTATTAAGTAAACCAGAAACTATACAAAATTTTGAATTAAGACAATTAACTATAGATGCACTGTTAGATACTAAACCAGAAACATTAGCTAATGCATTAGAAAATTCTAGCGTTAGAACAGAAGAATATATAGAAACTGCAAAAGATAATTATACAACATTATTAATTCCAAAATTAAGTTCAGTAACAACAGTTGAGCAAATAAATGAATTAGTAAAAGGTGTACCTGTTGATACAAGGGCTGCAGTTAAAGAAGGTTTATTAACACATTATATATCTATGAAAATAGATTTTGCTTCAGATGATGAAGAAAAGATAAACAACCTTCAACTTGAATTAAATAAACCAAATCCAGATGTAGTTAGTTTAACTGCATTGCTTGACCAACATCAAATACAAAGAAACGAACTATTTGAAAATACAGGCGAGTTAGCACAATTTATTATAGATATGGATGTTAAAGGTAGGGGTGATTTAGTAAAATATTTAACAACTAAAGCTACATTTATAAGAACAAGAGATTCTTTAGTTATAGATAAAGTAGAAAAACAAATACAAAATAATTTAAGAAACATGGCTACATCACAAGACCCTGTAAATGATTATACTAAATTTCAAAAAGCAATATTAAATGGTAAATTTAAAGATCAACAATCAAAGCTAGATTCTTTAGGTACTATATTTGGTCATACTATGAATAGGTTAGCAAGGCAAAGAGGTGTGTCTTATAATGAATTAATAAAAATTAAAGGTATGCTTGAAAATCCAACTCTACACGATGAGGCTGCATTATCTGATGATGGTAAATATGTACTTACAGCTTACAGAAATGCATTTGATGACATACCAACAGTGGTAAATAGATCCATACAAGCAAGACTAAATGATATAAAACGTGAAATTGATACAAATTTAACCAATAAAAGATTAAACATTATTGGTATTACAATGGAAGGCCAAGGCCAAGTACCAGAAGACGATCTTAAATTTTATCAAGATCAAGTTTATGGTGAAAATTTATTAATAAATTCTAGTAATATAAAAATGTATGAAGAGTTATTTCAAGAGCTTGGTAATAATAATATGTTTCCAGCTGTAAAAACTTATTTTGAAAATGTAGTAAACTCACAAAATGAAGATGATATAAATACAGCAGCAGGTTTGTGGTCACAATATACAAATGCACAAACAACATCTGCTGGAACACCATATGTAGGTGATAGATTAAAGAATAAAATTAGCAAAGGTGCTTACAACAAATTAGCAGCTGCCCATTATACAGCAAAAAAAGAAGGCATACTTCCTTCTACAGCAATGTTTGAACTTAATGCGTATGAAGGAAATGTTGAGCAAGATATATTAATTGATTTGTCAAAAGATAATAAAAAATACAAAAACTTAATTCGTTATTTTGATGATAAAAATATGAGTGCAAATTACAAAGCGCAAATAATAGCTGGTTTAAAAATGGCTAAAGCTAGAGGAAACATTATAACAGATGAATATGTTAATGAATATATACAAGATTATACAAAAGACATAAGCGCAAAAGCAGATTCTAATGTTATTGCACCAACTATAGATGGAGCAGTTGAGTATGCTATATCTTCACATATAAGCAAAACTGACTTTTTAGAATCAGTTGGCAATCTTACAGATGCTTTAATTGCTAGTAATCCAGACAGCCCATTGCTAGGAGAAACGACAACTTTTGATCAAGTCAAACAAGGATTTAGAGATATACTTGGTATGAATGCTGGTTTGTTAGTTGGCACAGTTTTGGAGTCAATGGGATTTCAAGAAGGTTCTTATGATGCATCTGCAAATTTATATAACCAAGAAAGAGTTAGGCAAGGCTATGATACTTTAATTGCGTCTATTGTTTGGAAACCTGACACAGTTTCTTTTGCAAATGGACAACCTAAATATATAGCAGGTTTTATAAATGATTTTGATAGATGGGAAGAAATACCTATAAACGGAGAGCAATACACTTTAATTCCGTCAGATGAAGAAGGAAAAGCTAAAGATAGATTTGTTACATATCAACAACATGGTAGCGCATTAATGAGTCCTGATTTATCTGTAAGGTCAAAATCTTTTATTGAAGTTTTAGCATCGCGTGAATTTTTTAAAAGCTATGAACAGCTTAAACTTCTTGATGAATATCCACAACTTTTGCAGGTTTACACAGAAGAGCAAATTAAAGAAATATTTGATGCAAGAAAAGAATTATCTTATGGGGACAATAACTGATGGCAGATATAGAAATTCCATTAGCACCAGTATATTCTCAGACTCAAGGTAAACCAAGAGACATAACAAAAACAAGTTATGGGCAAGCATTTAACGCACAATCACGTAGACTTTTTTCTGCGCCTTTACAGCAATTAAAATTTTACACAAGTGATACACCTTACGATCCAGATTCAAATGATAGAATTGAAACATATATTGAAAATAACGATCTTTATTCACAAGACGCACAATATTTAAGAGCGTATGGAATAGGCAGCGAAGAAAACTTTTTGTCAGCATTAGATTATATTAGCAGAAAAAATAGAGATAAAGAATCTATGAACAATGCTTCTACTTTAACTGCATTTGTAAGTGATCCATTGCTACCAGTTACAATAGCTACACCATATGTTGCTGTAAATTTATCAAGAGCAACAGGATATGCTTTATATAAAGGTGGCCTTAAAGGTAGCTTAAAGCAAGTTGCTAGAGCAAATGCACTGCTAACAGGCAAAAGGTATACAGGTAAAGAGCTATCAAAAATAGCTGCATTAGATGCTGCGGTAACAAGTGGTGCATATAATATAACAACAGCATTTACAGATATAGGCGTAAACCCTGATGAAGTAGATGATATTATGTTTGCTGCTTCTCTTAGCACTATGGCTGATACAGCAATCTCAAGTGCATTTGGCTATGGTCTTGGAAAATATATTGAACGTCCACGAAATGGAAAAGTAAGAGTTAGAAATTATAGTACAAAATATAAACAATTTTTAAATAGTGTAAATTCAAGGCCAACAAAAGATGGAACTCCATTATCATACACTGGAAAATGGTTTAATGAATCTTGGTTTGGAAAAATGATACCAAGCCCACTAAAAGCAACTGTTACAGATAAAGATATACCAGATAAATATACTGAAGAAATGTTATTACTTGGTGGTTCTAATGGATTACCATTAGTTGCAAATCAAATGGGTAAAAGTGTTGGTAATTCTGTGTTTATAAATGCTGGTCGCAGACAAGGCGAATGGTACAAAGCTATGGAAGTAGTTGATAATGGCTATAGAGAAGTAAGCCCTAGAGGAAAACCAGAAGTTCTTAATGTAAATCTTGCAGGGCCAATTGAAAGTGTAAGAAAAAGAATTGGTATGAGTGCTTTTCCTCCGTCTGAATGGCAAAGCCATATTGGTCAATTAATTATGGATGATGTTCCATACGACAAAGTATCTCCACAAGAAGCGCAAGCTATGCAAGCTGTAAGAGGGTATTTTGAGCCATTTGGTAAAGAGCTTGAAGAAATAGGTTTAATAAATAAACGTGATGTATTTGAAGAATCTTACAATAAAGATTTAGGTAGAGCGTTTGAGGTAATAAGCGTTACTAATAAAATAATTGATCAAAATAAAAGATGGATGTCTTCTGAAATAGATGCAATGCAAGCTATTATAGATAAGCAAAAAGTAATACAAAGATCAATTATTGCACAAGAAAGTAATAGAGGTTTAACATCTAAGCAAGTTAAATTAAAAGCTGATGTGCAAGATACAATAACAAAATACCAAGATCAGATTGATAATTTTAACAAACAATTTGACACAATTAATAATGCTAAATCTATAGAAGAATTACAATTAGCGCATAGTAAATTAAATTTAACAAAAAAAATGGAAAAAGGTTTAGTTGATTTAAATACAGCAATTAAAGAAATAAGAGCAAAAATAGACAATGCAGCTGAAGTTATTAAATTTAATGACAAGAAAACTGCAAAAACTAAATATGATTTACCTAGAATATTTAATAGAAAAAAAATACACAAAGATAGAGATGGATTTAGAAACGCTCTTATAGAGGCATATAAAAAAGATCCTACTGTAATTAGTAAAGATGCTAATGGTTTTTATATTATGCAAAAACTAGCAACTGATCCAGATTCATTGTATCGTAGAGCAGAAGAAACAATTGAAAACATTATGGAGGAAACAGAAGAAGATGCCATTGACGCTATTTTTACTGGTTATGGTCGCAGCGGTCCTCTTGTCTCTAGAAGACTAAGTATACCTAATAAAGATATAAAAAATTATTTAGTTACTGACGTTAAAGAACTTATGATTAACTATGGTGCAAGAGTTGCGCCAAAACTAGAATATCACAAAGCTAATTTAAATCCTGATAATGGCAAACTTATGACATTAGAGGAAAAAATTAATAGATTACGCAATGATATGAAAAAAGATAATGTTCCTCCTAAAAAAATAAATAAGTTTATAAAAAATTATGTGCATACATATGATAGAGTAGTTGGAGCTGCATTAAAACGACCTGATGCTTGGGATACAAAAATAGCAGATTCGCTTAGAACAGCAACAAGCTGGACGTTTCTTGGTGGTTCTGGTGTAGCAGCATTTGGTGACGCTGCATCTATATTTATGGATCATGAGTTAAATGTGTTAGGTCGTACAGTTATAGGGTTAATGGATGATGTTAAATGGGGCGTTGGTGCAAACGAATTAAAATTAGCTGGTGAAGCTTTAGAGTTAAAACAAGGAACTACACACTTAAGGTTAATGGAAAGTTTATCTAATAATATGTTTAATAAAACAGTACCTGATAAATTAAACAATGCATTTTTTGTAGCAAATGGACTTGGCCCTGTAACTGTAGGTATGAAAATATTAGACAGTATAGTCCGCGGTCATACAATTATTGAGTCATCAATTAGATTAACAAAAAATCAAGCTTCAGATTTTGAAAAAGAATTTTTAGCTAGGTATAATATAACTCCAGCAATGGCAAAACGTATAAGCAAAATGCCATATCAAAGATCTAAAGGTGGTGACTTGATACAGCCAAACACTGAAGCGTGGACTGACGTAGAGGCAGTAACTGAATTTAGAAACGCACTTAGATCGGGTGTAATGAATAGAGTTATCATGGGTGGTCCAGAAGATAAACCTATTACTATGGATGGTGTAGCATATATACCAGATCATATAGCTAGAACTTTGCCATACTATGATAAAATGCCAAAAGATTCTAGAGTCCCAGGATATGTTAGATTTGAATCTGGCTTCTTAGCATTACCATTTACTTTTTATAGTTTTGTGGTTGGTGCATTAAACAAAATTACAGGTAATATGGCAGCTGGTGCTGTAAGAAATAAAACGGCTCATATAGCTGTAGCAATGATACTTGGATATAGTATTACAAAATTCCGCACACCTGACTGGGCTTGGGAAAAAATGGATATAGAAGATAAAGTAATGAGATCTTTTGATATGTCAGGTATAGCTGCACTACAAAGCGATATGCTTTATAGAACGCTATCAATGGCACATGAGTTTGGTTTTGATAGTGGTTTTCCAATACAGCCAAAATATAGCGGTGGATACGATCCATTAGGTGCAGCAGTAAGTGTAGGTGGCGCACCAGCAGATTGGACATTGGAAATGATGCGATCAATAAAGCTTATGATTGAAGGTGATGTAGGAGATGGCGCAAAGAAATTTGTAAATATGCTTCCTCTTATAGAAACAGTAGCTACAGGTGATGTAATTAAAGACACGATGAAAGATATTGTAGGGCAATTACCTAACAGGCCATAAATTGTGTAAATATTTTGTGCGTTGCGCTTCTGTGCAATCAATGGAAAAAAGAACACAGAGGTGACACATGACAATAAACATAGCTAACAATGACCCAAGAATAAACTACACGGCAACTGCTGGACAAACTGTGTTTACAGTTCCGTTTGAGTTCTTTGATAACACAGACATAAAAGTTTACATCGAGGGTACACTAAAGACAATTACTACGCATTATACAGTTTCTGGAGGAAATGGCTCTACAGGCACTGTAACTCTAACTGCTGGTGCTACGTTAAATGACGAGGTAACGCTTGTTAGGGACGTTCCTATGGAGCGTACAACCGATTTAACGTCTAGTTATAATGGTTCGTCTATAGATGCGCAGCTAGATCGCATTGTTGCCCAGATTGCTGACCTTGATGACAAGGCTTCACGCACGATACAAATTAATGACTATGAGTTGGCAAGTGGTTTACTCCTCCCTGCACTTGACAGCCGCAAAGGTAAGACTATCCAATTTAACACCAGCACTGGTGCTTTAGAGGTTGGCCCTACTGGCGCGGATTTAACAGCAATCGGATCAGTTACTTCCGAGATTGCTACACTAGCTGGTATCAGCAGTAATATTACTACTGTTGCTGGCTCTAACGCACAGGTTGTTGCAGTTGGTAATGCTATGACTAGCATAACTGCAATCAATTCTGCGCTTACAAACATAAATACAGTAGCTGGTTCTATATCTAACATTAATACAGTTGGTGGATCTATATCTGATGTCAATGATGTAGCTGATTCTCTTGGTGAAATCTCTGCGGTACAAGCAAAACTAACAAATATAGATACAGTAGCTATTGCTTCTACAAATATAGGTACAGTTGCTGGATCTATATCACAAGTTAATAGCGTAGCTTCTAAGATTGCTGACGTTACTGGTGTTAATAGTAATATATCAGCAATAACTACAGCCAATGCTAATTCTACTAACATTAACTTAGTTGCTAATAATGTAGATGATGTTAATGATGTTGGTAATGTAATTACTAAAGTAACTACTGTTGCTGACAACATTACAAATGTAAATTTAGTAGCACCTAACGCACAATATTTATCAGATGTAGCTAACAATATTACAGCTATAAATGCTGTTGCACCTCTTGCAAGTGATTTAACTAATGTTACTGATAATTTAACTGCTATACAAAATGCTGGAACAAATGCAACAAATGCTGCAAACTCTGCAACAAGCGCAGCAACAGATGCAACAGCAGCGCAAACAGCTAAGACTGCTGCTGAAACTGCATTAGATGAATTTACTGATATTTATTTAGGTAGCAAATCTGTTGCACCAACTGTTGATAATGATGGCAATGCGTTAGCAACAGGTAGTATTTATTGGAATACAGGAGTAGATCAGCTTTATATTTGGACAGGTTCTGCATGGGATGATGCTGCGTTTACTGCATCTGGTGCTGTTACATCGTTTAACACTAGAACTGGTGCTGTTACATTAAGCTCTGCTGACGTTACTAATGCATCTGGATTGCTTACAACTGGCGGTACAATGACAGGCAACTTGTCATTCGGTGACAACGATAAAGCCATCTTCGGTGCTGGGTCTGACTTACAGATTTACCATGATGGGACAAATAGTTACATTAAAGATGCTGGTACTGGTGATTTATTAATACAAGCAACTGACCAAATTAAGTTTAAGAAAGCTGACGGAAGTGAGTATCATGCTATATTTGCTGATGGTGGTTCAGTAGACCTTTATTATGCTGGTGTTGAGAAATTTAAAACAAGCGCCACAGGAATTGACGTTACTGGCACAGTGACTGCTGATGCAGGTTCTTGGTCAGCAGTTATCTCTGGTAATGCTATAACGTTTGACCGAAATGGTGAAAATAATATTATTGCTGATAGCGGCTCTTCTGCTAATTTAAATCTTACTGCTGGAAATAGAATATTCTATAGTGCGGATGATTATCAGTCTTTTAAAATAGGTAGCTCTCCAACAGAAAAACTTAGAATACGTTCAACAGGCATTGACGTTACTGGCACAGCCGTAACAGACGGCCTTACAGTTGCAGGTAATGTTTCAGTAGACGGCGGCACAATCAAGCTAGACGGAAACTATCCTGTTGGTACAGGCAACGTGGCGTTGGGTAATGCTGCGTTAGACAGTGGTTCTTTAAGTGGTGGTTATAACACAGCAATAGGGCAAGAAGCCTTAAGTTCAAACACTTCTGGTAGTGTAAATACAGCTATTGGTAATGGGGCTTTGTACCTAAACACAACAGGCGCAAACAATATTTCTGTAGGATCAAACTCTTTAGCTGATAACACTACTGGTGGTAGTAATGTGGCTGTTGGTAGAGATGCTTTAGGTAACAACACCACCGCATCCGACAACACTGCAGTTGGGTATCAAGCTGGGTATGCTAATACCACTGGTAGTGAAAATGTAGCTTTGGGTAGGTCTGCACTAGCTGCCAATACAACCGCCTCTCATGGAACTGCCGTTGGTCGTGAGGCACTCAACTCTAACACTACGGGAGCAGAAAATTCTGCTTTTGGTTCGGGTGCTTTAGTCAATAACACTACAGGCTCTAATAATGTGGGCTTGGGTCGTTATGCACTAGCTCTCAACACCACTGGATCAGAAAGCACTGCTGTTGGGTATCAAGCAGGGTATAATAATACTTCTGGTCGAATAACTGCAATGGGTAGACATGCTGTTAGAAACAATACAACCGCTGTTGAGGTAACAGGTATTGGCTATCGTGCATTACGAGATAATACTACAGGGCAATTTAATACATCTGTTGGTGGGGATGCACTTATGCAAAACACCACCGCAAGTAACAACACTGCCGTTGGGTATCAGGCTATGCTTGCGAATACTACTGGAACTGAAAGTGTAGGCATTGGTAGTAGGGCTTTGGCTTCACAAACCACAGGTAGAAACACGGCTGTAGGTTTTTCTGCTGGTCAAGATATTACTACAGGCAGTAGCAACACAATGCTAGGACAAGAGGCTGGTGAAAACACTACTACAGGTGCTTCAAATGTAGCAGTCGGAACTCAAGCCCTTCGTGCAAACTCCACCGCATCCTACAACACAGCAGTTGGTTATCAGGCTCTTTACAGCAATACTACTGGAATAAATAATGCGGCTTTTGGTGGAGAGACTTTAGTTACAAACACAACTGGCTCTTACAATACAGCCTATGGAAGCATTGCTTTAAGGTATAATACTACTGGTAGTTATAATACTGCCGTTGGTCGTGAGGCTCTTAATGCAAACACCACCGCATCCGACAACACAGCGGTTGGGTATAAGGCTGGGACTAAGGTGACTACTGCGACAGGCGGTGTTTATCTTGGTAGGTCTTCTGGACAGGAAAATTTAACAGGAAATAATAACACATTTGTTGGATATGGAGCAGGTGACAAAACAGTATCGGCTAGTAATACTTTTCTTGGATACGCATCTGGGTGGAAAGTAACATCTGGTGCAAAAAACACCTTTGTAGGTGCTTACAACGGCAACCAAGAAAGCCTAGACCTCCGCACCTCAAGCAACAACATCGTGCTGTCTGATGGGGACGGTAATCCTAGGATGCGATTCAACTCAGAAGGTAGAGCGGTAATAGGCACTACTGACCCTGCAAGACATGGGCAAACGACTAAAGTATTGCTTTATAATGGCTCTACAACGTCAACTGATTTTGCTTTGCATGTAGGTAGAGTTGGTACAGGTTCAGAAAATCAGATATGTATTACTAATGGGTTCGGAAAAGTAGGGAGTGTTACAACAAGTGGAACATCTACAGCGTTTAACACCTCATCAGATCACCGCCTAAAAGAAAACGTGGATTACACATGGGATGCTACAACTAGACTAAAGCTACTCAAGCCAGCAAGGTTTAACTTTATTGTTGATCCAGACACTACAGTCGATGGTTTCTTGGCTCACGAAGCACAAGCAGTTGTACCAGAAGCAGTACATGGAACACATAACGAAGTCGATGATGATGGTAACGCAGTAATGCAAGGCATAGATCAGTCTAAACTTGTACCACTATTAGTAAAAACAATCCAAGAGCTAGAGGCTCGTATTACAGCTTTAGAAGGAGCATAACCCATGGATGACTTAACAGCAGAACAAATCGCACAGAACTACTCAGCAATGGGTGACTCAGTTGCACTTATCAATGACGTGATAGCAGGTAATGCTATGGCAGATGATGATGCAGAAGATCGACAAGACTGTGTGGATCGTAACGTAGCACACCTAGAACTAATGGTTGCTAAAGATTACTGGACATCAGAAGATATGACTGCGGTAAACGCCGCTATCACAGCAGGGAACGGATACACCGCTTCCTAAATTAACTTAACCAAAGGAGACTACGATGAGTAAAAAAGAAAAGAACCTCATTACAGTCAACGACATAGAATATAATGTTGATGACTTTACTGATGAGCAAAAGGTTATGTTAAATCATATAAATGATTTGGCTAGAAAATTAGACAACGCTACTTTTAATTTAGATCAATTAAATGTAGGTCGAGAAGCTTTTGTAAATCGTTTAATAGCATCGCTTGAAACTGAGGAATCTAATGAGTAACAAAAGAACTATATCTTCTGCGCATGACAGGCTTGATACGCTAGAAAAGCAAGTGGTTGCAATTAAAACAGAAGTTAAGATACAATTTAAAGATCTATTTGGTCGAGTTAAACGTATGGAAAGCATTATGATTGCAGCAACAGGCGCGATATTAACCTTACTCGTTGCGGTACTAATGAAAATGTAACATGTTACGAACAATATTAATTGGTTTGTTTATCTTAATCGGCAGCAGTCTTGCTGCTGATGACACAATTTACACTGATACTAACAGCACAATAACCTCTGATGGTTCGATGGATACTACTATCAATAGTCCACCACCCTCTGCTATTTCCCCACAGATCAGCGCAAGTAACTCTGACTTATGTACTGTCGGTGTTGCTGGTGCAGTACAAACACAGATACTTGGTATCTCTGCTGGTCGTACTGTTAGAGATATGAACTGCGAAAAATTAAAGAACGCCAAAACCATGTACGATATGGGTATGAAAGTTGCAGCTGTATCTGTGATGTGCCAAGACGAAAGAGTGTTTGAAGCCATGCTCAATGCTGGTACGCCCTGTCCCAAGGATGGGTTGGTAGGCGATAAAGCTAGGCTAGCATGGGAGATGGAAGCAGTTAAGGAAGAGATCGAGCGTGATCAGAACAATGTAATCAAGAGAGTCTTTGATAAAAATGGTGAAACAAAAATTGGTTTGGGTGTTATCTTTAGCACTCTTGCCTTCTTACTTGCACTCTGATCCCTATAGTTATGGGGCTACAGGAAACGCAGCATCTAGCTCTCTTAGCTGGGGAATGGCTGGTGTTTTGCCTGACGTTACTGGCATAGATATAAATGGTTTGATCTATAGGTACACCACAGTAAAGAACACTGAAGATGATATGCTGGTACACGTTGGTAATAAGAACGCGAATGGCAACGGTTATATATTTAGAGAGACAGATGATTGGTCTGGTGTGCCAAGCAATACAATCGTTAAGTCTTTTAATCTTAGCAACATACCAGCAACAAACTGGGGTACAGGATCTATTGAAGTAGAGGGAAAAGGCAGCGTTAAAGATGCTGTTGTTATTTACAACTACAGAATAGATAGATGCTTTGACCCACAGTCTGACCCTACTTGTGCTGGATATGTAAAGCCTATGCCTGTGTTACCAGAGGTAGTGGTTTATGATGCGCTAGAGGATGATGCTGTTGTTGAAACATTAGAAGCTGATGAGTTTCAGTATGATGAAGATGGTAATCTAATTCTTAGTGAAGAAGAGGAAGAAGAAGAAACTAAAATTGAGATGGGGCTAACTGCATCTGCCAATGCGCTGACCCTATTCAAGACACAAGGACAAGATGATATTATTATGGCTATTAATCAACAGACTAATATAGCTATGTACTACAATGCATCTATCAATGGTGGCGTTTATGCTGACGCTGCTGGTCTTGCTGATTCAGAAATACTTGATAACAAGAAAGCCTTGCGTAATAACTTAGCACAACAAATACTGCATGAACAAATGGTTGATATGCAATACAACAAATGAGGTTTAATATGAAATATTCTTTGGCAATACTTTCACTCTGTGCATTACCAGCATACGCTGATGTAGATATAACAGGTAACGTGGAAGCTAAGTGTGTAATACAGACAACTAAGAGTGGTGTGTATGGCAATCCAATAGCTAGCAAGTTAAGCACTACCCCTGCTGATGGTGGTGTCTTACCTGTTATTAGGTTTGATGTAGCTCTTGCTAATTACTACACAGCAAACATAACACATCCAACATCATTCAGTTCTTCACCAGCACTATCTGATACAGTCGCATGGACAGGCAGCACTAGTGTCACGCAAACAAGTGACGCTGGTATGTCAGGGTATGATGCAGCCAAAGTTGTATACGATAATACTACTGTGTTTGATCTAACTGTTGCAGGATCTACTTGGTTTAGCACAGCATCAAGTGCCACCTATGCAGCATCAAAGCCTTTTGTTGGTGGAGTATACACTGCAATAGTACAGGCTAGTTGTGTTGCAAAATAAGCTGATAATATTTTTTTTGGTATGGGCATTTTCAACCCATGCACATGAGATGACACCAGCTTATCCTATAGTTAAACCATCTCACGTTACTGGTGTGGTCAAGGTTGACTTGTCTTTGTTTAACTCAAGGGAAGAGATCAAGTATTACGAGATCGGTTTGTTTGATTTGAACTGGGATAGTATTCCCTTCTCTGCAACGTACAGAATAATTAAAGTAGCATACCAGACTCGAAAGAACTTCAGTGTATACATTCGTAAGTCAGACATGGATGAAGCCACCTATGTATGCACAACATCTAAGGTTAAAAAGCAGCTCGAATCAAAGACACTAGTGTCATCTAGGATTTGCTCTCGACTAGATGGAATGCCAGCATGAGATTAGCTGCGCTCTTATGTATTCTATCTAGCTCTGCCTTTGCTGAGAGTAGCTCACTTGCTTTGTCACTGCCTAGTCCACCTATGAACTACCAATCAGATAGTTTCTCTGCAAATAATTTACGTTGCAGCAATGCGGTAGGTGGTGGAGTTAACCTTGAGTATGGTATTACTGGTGTTCTATCTGGATTAGAAACAAGCAGCAGAGGTAAAGACATAGGTGTGTATGCTCGTATAGTTATACCGCTAGACAAACCTAAGTCTCGCATTAACTGTGATGATCTATACCAAGTAGAGCTAGCCCAGCGTAGGCTAGAGATACAAAAGCTGCGTGATGAACTGGAAGCACTAAAGAATTTATCTAGTGATAGTATGGACTTTGAAAACTGATGGTAGATCTTACAGAATTTGATAGCCTTGCTGATAAGAAAGTCAGTGCTGGTGGTTTCAAACTATCGGCTGCATCTGTCTTTGCAATCATAACATTTATATCTACTGTAGTTGCTGGCCTGTATGGTGGGTTCGTCATGTACCAGAAGATAGAAGAGGTAGCTGGCTTAGACCTAGGAGAATACCAACAGCAAATGGATTTGATGGATGCGCAGGTACAACAGACAGTTGAGTACACACGCGACATTAAGAATAATTTACGTGATGATCTTCTTAGAGTTGAGCAGCAATCAGATCGTGTCGAGTCTTTGGTGCGAAAGACAGAAGAGAAGGTACGCACTATGATAGATGCAGCAGATCTTAGATTCGAATCGCAACGTGAACGCTTGCGATCAAATCAAGATGCTGAGATGAAAGACCTTGAAGATAAGTTGATGGATAAATTACAGAGGGCATTGGATAATCCTCTGGCTGATTAGGAGAATAACATGGATGAGTTTAAAAAATTTGATGTCAATGGTGATGGCGCAATAGATAAAGCAGAGTGGGATGCACTTGAGTACGAGGATCGTAAGCGTAGGCTAGAGGATGAAGACGCTCAACGTGATGCACAACGTAAGATGACATGGTTCGCCCTGTCAGGAATGCTCCTGTACCCCTTAGCGGTGGTGCTAGCAGATCTCTTGACTTTGATTGAGGCTGCTAAGATACTCGGCAGCATGGCAAGTGTGTATTTTGTCAGTGTTGCTGGCATAGTGGCTGCGTTCTTTGGAGCGTCAGCGTTTACGAAAGGAAAGTAATATGCTTGGACTTAGTTTAGTAGGTAAGGTAGCTGATCTAGCTGGTAGTTACATTGATGGTAAGACTGCTGTGAAGAAAGCAGAAGCTGAAACTAATATGAAGATTGCAACTGGTGAGATTAGTTGGGAGCAAGCAGCTATCAAAGCAAGTGACAACTCTTGGAAGGATGAAGCTTGGACTGTGTGTTTCATTGCAATCGTTGGGTGTTCTTTTGTACCACCGCTGCAGCCCTATATGAGGGAGGGCTTTGCTAATCTCGAAGCCGCACCGCAGTGGTTTCAATGGTCGTTGTATGCCAGTATAGCTGCAAGCTTTGGTATCCGTACCATGAAGGGATTTAAAAAATGACTGAAGCTATGAAGATATTGCAGGATCGTATCGGTGCAACAGCTGATGGTAACTTCGGGCCCAACACAGCAAGAGCGATCGTTGATTACTTTGGATTGAATCGTAAGCGTGGCGCACACCTGCTTGGTCAAGCAGCACATGAGTCAGGTATGTTTCGTTTAACCAGAGAGAATCTTAATTATTCTGCTGAGTCTATGATGCGTGTGTGGCCTAAAAGATTTCCAACTATGGAATCGGCTGCACCTTATGCGCGTAACCCAGAGGCATTAGCTAACAAGGTGTACTCTAATCGCATGGGCAATGGAGATAATGAAGGAGCGTTGTGGGTCGGGCGCGGCTTCATCCAGTTGACAGGCAAGGCAAACTATAGATCTTTTGCTAGTGATATGGGGCTGCCTGATGTAATGACTGACCCTGATCTTGTTGCAACTGAGTATGCATTTGAATCTGCCATGTGGTTCTTTGAATCCAATGGCTTGTTTGAAATGGCTGATGATGGTGTAAATGATTCAGTTATTACTAGCATAAGTAAGCGTGTGAATGGTGGAACACATGGGCTTGATGATCGTATGGAGCAGACAAAGAAAATACATTCTTGGATTGCACACGTTGGCGTTTAAGTATATATCTTTCTGGCGGAGCTTAATGCTCCGCACGAAGAAGATCCGCTATCCTTGGTTGGCTAGAAAATTTTGAATTAAAACCAGGGAGTGGTGTGCGTTTATTCTTTGCAGCTTGAGTTAATTCAAACTCATGTAGCACAAACCCATAGGTAATTTCTTTTCTTTCTGCTGCTGTCTTTGCAGTCTTGAGTATCTCTTTGTACTGGTCATATCTGTTGCGCTGAACAGTTGACTTATAGATTAGTTCTTTCTCTTCATACTCTTTGTCTGTTTGATTTCTAAACGCACGCTCCGCGCCTGTTGTGTAGCCTGTTGTAAACTTTACATCGTAGCGTTCAACAGCCACCCTGATTGCATGGCGTGGTATGCCATAGATTCTGTTGGCTTGTGATTTAGTCATGCCATTATTTGCATAGAATCTGATGCGTTCAATTAGTTCTGGTGTGATTGGTACAGTCATAAGTCCTCCGTGTGTGAGCGAGCCGAAGCTCGCCCTTGTTAATTAAAATGGTATGGTGTCATCATCGACATCGAGGTGAGCAGTGCTAACCTGTTGTGCCTGTTGTTGACCGCCATGTTTCTGACTGATCTGCATAGAAAGATAATTGTTATCATCCTTCTGTTTCTTCCAGCCAGCAATTTGCATTTGTGTTCTTGCAGCGTAGTCTTCCATTGGCCCAGAATAATCTGGGGCATTTTCATTACCACGTTTGTCGTTCTCAAACAACACACCTACCTTCTGATAAACCTCAATGATCTTCATGCCACTCTTGGTTGTATCTGCTACGAGTACGACTTTACGATCATTACCCTCTAGGTTTATCTTACCTTGCAATATCATCTTCATGCTATCGAAAGGTTTGAATGCTGCGCCTGTATTTGTGTTATCATATGCCATGCTTCTGGCTCCTTTAATTATTACCAGCTACCGCTAGTAGGTTTCTTGCCGCTATCTGCAGCGTACTTATTGCCATCCATCTCACCTAGGAACACGTCAGCGTTACATCCTAGATGTGATAAGGCTTTGGTTAGGCCATCAGTGACAGCCATCTTAGGTGCATCCTCGGCTAGTCTGCCTTTGGTTGCATCAAAGAACTTACGACACCCAGTGAAGGGGCCGAACATATTCATTTGCTCGCCATGCCAAACAGATATGTGTGCTAGTATAC